TTGGTGCTATTGCTCATCATTGCTTACAGGTATATTTGAACGATCCTGGTAAGTATGACGATTATATTCCCGTAGCCATGCTTGGCGCATCAAACGATTTCTATAATTTCATGATTGACTCATATCGTATATTTAAGAAAGAAGACGGAACTACACTTAAAGCCGCTTGGGAGATGTACAAAACTTACTGCGATGAGGCAAAAATAACATTTCCATTTTCTCAAAGAATCTTTAAAGAGGAGCTTAAAAATTATTTTAGGGATTATAAGGACCGTTTCAATCTTGATGATGGGTCTAGAGTACGAAGTTATTACAGCGGTTTCAGAACCGAAAAGTTTGAAGAAAAAACCGTGAATAAACAAGAAGAAAAAGTGCAATTAATCCAGTTTAACAGTAAAAAGTCTATATTTGATAAGGAGTGTGCGGATTGTCTTGCTCAATATGCTACAGAAAAAGGAATACCTTCGATGAAGTGGAATGACGTATCGACTAAATTATCAGAATTAGATACATCAAAACTTCATTATGTTAAGGTTCCAGAGAATCATATTGTTATAGACTTTGATATTCCAGACGAAGAAGGAAACAAATGCTTTGAAAGGAACGTTGAAGAAGCCAGTAAATGGCCACCGACATATGCAGAGCTTAGTAAGAGCGGTGCTGGTATACACCTGCATTATATTTACGCTGGTGATGTCTCGAAACTAAGCCGAGTTTATGACGACCATATAGAGATTAAGGTATTTACCGGTAACAGCTCGTTGAGACGTAAATTAACAAAATGCAACGACTTGCCAATAGCAACTATCAGTTCTGGTCTACCGCTGAAAGGAGAAAATAAAATGATCAATTTTGAAGGGGTGAAAAGTGAGAAAGCGCTTAGAACACTGATTAAGCGAAATCTCAATAAAGAAATTCATCCAGCTACTAAGCCTAGTATTGATTTCATCTATAAAATACTGGAGGATGCCTATAATAGCGGTTTAAGCTATGACGTTACTGATATGCGTAATGCGATATTAGCTTTCGCAGCAAATAGTACTCACCAAGCCGATTATTGCATAAAGCTCGTCAATAAGATGCAGTTTAAATCGGCGGAACAATCTACCGCCGGTAAAAACGAAGACGCAAAGCTTGTATTTTATGATGTTGAGGTATTTCCTAACCTTTTTCTCGTAAACTGGAAAATCGAAGGCGAAGGAAAACCTGTCGTTCGTATGATCAACCCTACTCCAACTGAAATCGAAGATCTTATGAGGTTTCGGTTGGTTGGGTTTAACTGCCGCAGATACGATAATCATATTCTCTACGCGAGATTAATGGGATATGACAACGAGCAACTGTTCAAGCTGTCTCAGAAAATCATTAAAGGTAGTCCTAATTGCTTCTTTGGCGAAGCTTATAACGTATCTTATACGGACGTTTATGACTTCTGTTCAACGAAACAAAGTTTAAAGAAATGGGAAATTGAATTGGGTATTCATCATCAAGAATTAGGGATACCATGGGACCAACCTGTACCGGAAGAGCTTTGGACTAAGGTTGCGGAATATTGTGATAATGACGTTCTTGCTACAGAGGCCGTTTTCAATGCGAGAAAAGCCGATTTTACGGCAAGACAAATTCTGGCCGATGTTGCCGGTATGACGGTCAATGATACAACAAATACTTTGACTACTAAAATCATATTCGGCAATAACAAAAAACCTCAGGATCAATTCAACTACCGTAATATGGGGGAGATGACTGAAGGCGCCAGAAGATTCACCATCACTGAAGATAATGTTCTATATAATGAATTCGGAGATGAGTACACCGTTTTTGATGAAAAAGGAAGACCTATATTCCCAGGATACACGTTTGAAAACGGTAAGTCTATCTATCGTGGTGAAGAAGTTGGAGAAGGAGGTTATGTATATTCAGAACCTGGCATGTATGGTAACGTAGCTCTCTTGGATATTGCTTCAATGCATCCGAGCAGTATTGTTGCCGAGAAACTTTTTGGCGAAGAGTACACGCAAAGGTTCAAGGATATTCTTGATGCTCGTATTGCAATTAAGCATAAGGATTTTGATAAAGCTCGAAAAATGCTTGGTGGAGCTTTGGCAAAATACTTAACCGACGAGAACGCTGCTGCCGATTTGGCACAGGCCCTGAAAATCGCAATTAACTCCGTGTACGGTCTTACTTCTGCGAATTTCGAGAACCCATTCAGAGACAATCGAAACAAAGATAATATCGTAGCAAAACGCGGTGCCTTGTTTATGATTAACCTTAAACACGAGGTTCAGAAACGGGGCTTTATTGTTGCTCATATTAAGACTGACTCTATTAAAATTCCCGATGCGACCCCTGAGATTATACAGTTTATCATGGATTACGGTAAAATGTATGGCTACACCTTTGAACACGAGGCTACATACGACAGAATGTGTCTGGTTAACGATACTGTTTATATTGCCAAATATGCGACGGTGGATAAATGCTACGAATTGTATGGAAAAGAATACGTCGACAGAGACAATGATACTTTAAAAGACAATAAAAAGAAACCGAATACTTGGACTGCAACCGGTACTCAGTTCCAGGTTCCGTATGTATTTAAGAAACTCTTCAGTAAAGAAGAAATTACGTTCAAAGATATGTGTGAAACCAAATCTGTTACGTCGGCTTTATATTTGGACATGAACGAGGGTATGCCTGATGGCGAGCATAATTACCGTTTTATCGGAAAGGTCGGTCAATTCTGCCCAATGAAAAAAGGAGCTGGTGGTGGAATTCTGCTTCGTGAAACAACAAATAACAAGACCGGAGAAAAAGGTTATGCCGCCGCAACCGGATCAAAAGGTTACAGATGGCTTGAGTCGGAGATGGTTCGTGAGTTGGAAAAAGAATCCGATATTGACCGATCTTATTACGATAGGATGGTTGACGAAGCCGTAAAAGCTATTTCCGGATTTGGAGACTTCGAATGGTTTGTATCGGACGATCCTTATATTGGTCCGAAATTTGTGGATGGGAAACCTGTTTATTAAAAAAAAAATCGAAAGGAGAAAGTAAAATGTCATTTAAAAATGTAGACAACATCATTATCGAAAATGCTCGTATTATTTTTAGAAATTTTTCAGGAAAGGAATCGAAGTATAATCGAGCTGGAAGCAGGAACTTCTGTGTGATTATTGATGATCCTGAAAAAGCTAATCAGTTGGCCGAAGACGGTTGGAATGTTCGTATTCTGGCTCCTCGTGAAGATGGAGAAGAAGCAATACACTATATTCAGGTAGCAGTGAGCTTTGCCCATATCCCTCCGAAAGTATTCATGATTACCAGAAAAACCAAAACTCAGCTTGATGAAGAGTCTATTGATATTTTAGACTTTGCTGAGATTCGTAATGTGGACCTGACAATTCGCCCGTATTCTTGGGAAGTAAATGGTAAGTCTGGAATTAAGGCGTATCTTAAAACCATGTACGTAACCATTGAAGAAGACGAGTTTGCGGCTAAATATACTGAAGAGGAAGGTCCTTATGAAAAGCCATTTTAAAAAACATATTATAAAAAAGAGGGTGCCGACTTTACATACTCAGTTAAATATCCAAAAAGGAAACAGCCATGATTTATATTTAGAAAGGAGGTTGACGAGTGTCCATTAAGTTATTTGATTACCAGATGAAAGCTGTCCAGCAGATGAAAAACGGCTGTATTCTTTGCGGCGGGGTTGGTTCTGGAAAAAGCTTAACCGCTTTATCTTACTATTATCTTCAAAACGGCGGAGAGCTTAGCAGCTTGATCGGTGGTGATTATATTCCTATGGACGATCCTCCTAAGGATTTGTATATCATTACAACCGCAAGAAAGAGAGATACTTTGGAATGGGAGGGTGAGCTTTCGCCCTTCCTTCTTTCTACTCATCCGGAAACAAACTTCTACCATAATCACAAGGTCGTCGTTGACTCATGGAATAACATCGGTAAATACGTAAATGTTACTGGTGCTTTCTTTATATTTGATGAGCAGCGTGTAATAGGTAGTGGTGTTTGGGTTAAGTTTTTTCTTAAGATAACCAAAACCAACGATTGGATTCTGCTATCAGCGACACCTGGCGATACATGGCAGGATTATATTCCGGTCTTCATTGCAAACGGCTTCTATAAAAATAGAACCGAGTTTACAAGGGAGCACATAGTCTATAGCCATTTTACTAAATTCCCGAAAATCGATCGTTATATTGGAACCGGAAAGCTCTTGAAACTGCGGCGAAGTATCCTTATCGATATGGATTTCAAACGAGAAACGATTCCTCATCACGAAGACGTTTATGTTTCGTATGACATAGAAACTTATAAAGATGTATCTCGAACTCGATGGAATCCTTATAAAAATGAACCGATTCAGAACGCAGGTGAACTTTGTTATGTCTGGAGAAAAATTGTTAATTCGGATGAGTCAAGACAGGTTGCGGTTTTGGAGATATTTGAAAATCATCCTAAAGTTATTATTTTCTACAATTTTGATTATGAGTTGGAGATATTGAAGAACTTAGGATTTGGTAACGGGGTTAAGATTTCAGAGTGGAACGGCCATAAACACGAGCCGATTCCGAATAGTAAAAGCTGGGTTTATCTGGTTCAATACAGCGCCGGATGCGAAGGCTGGAACTGCATAACAACTGATACTATTATATTCTACTCGCAGAACTACTCCTATAAGGTGATGGTGCAGGCTGCCGGGCGTATAGACAGGCTTAATACGCCTTATACAGATTTATATTACTATCATCTTAAATCTAGGAGCGGGATTGACCTGGCTATCAGTAAGGCTCTTAAGGAGAAGAAAAACTTTAATGAAACTAAGTTTGTTAAGTGGTAACGCTAAAAAAACATATCCTATTATGGAAACTATATTTTGAAAGGAGAATAAAATTATGTTTAATGTGGTAAATTCGAGCAATGGAATAACAGTTGAACGCAACGAAAAAGGTGTATTTAAAATTAGCGGAGATTTTAAAGTTCCATTCGATGAGTTACCGAAAGAAGAACAAAAAAGTATTCTCAAACTTATATCAGAATCTAAAAAGATTGAGTCCTGAAACAAGGACTCTTTCATTTTACTTTAAAAAAGGGGGGGGGAGAACATGGAGTCTAAGGCGACAGGTGTTGTTTTATTTGCGGATCGTTTAGAAGGGACGGAAAAGCATTACGGGATACTTTTCGAAAATGGTTTTATTCTTTGCTTTTGCTGCGGTGGTTATATTGAACCGGAGGATTATATTATTATTGAGTATTGCGACTGGGATAAGGTAGACGAAACCCTTCTGAAAAACTACTAATTCCCGGAGAGTATTGAAAGGAGAGAAAAAAAATGGAGGATATTTATAAAGAAGTTTATTTCGATCAGTATTGTAAGAACTGTAAATATGAAAAGACGGCTGAGAAAGACGAACCTTGTTATGAGTGTTTGAATAATCCGGTAAATCTATATTCTCACAAACCTGTTAATTTTGAGGAGAAATAACGGAAATTGAAAGGAGAAAATATGAGTTATTTATATGATCAATATTTAACTAATCATAAGTCTAATGTTAAAAAAGGGTTTTATTGGATTAGAGATAATATTCCAGATTTAATAAAACCGGAGTTTGACCTAGAGCATCAGATATGTTTTGCTCATGACCACTCAAAAACAAAACAAGACGAGTACGACGCTTACGATGCATATTTCTATGGCGGAAACAGATCATTTTCTGTCGTTCAAGAGTTTAAAAAAGCTTGGCTTTTACACATTCATCGTAATCCACATCATTGGCAATATTGGATTCTAATTAACGATGATCCTGAAGAAGGAGAAGTCCTAATAGAGATGCCGTACAATTATATTCTTGAAATGATCTGTGATTGGTGGGCTTTTAGCTGGGCGAAAGGTAATTTGAATGATATTTTTGCATGGTATGACAAACACAAAGATCACATTAAACTCCATCAAAATACTCGTAATACTGTCGAGTTTATCCTCAATCAAATAAAAACAAAATTGGAAGGTGGAAACATATGAAACCTTATCTTTGTCCCATATGTAACGGACATGGTATAGTCCCGGGAGGATTTTATACCGCTATGGGCCCATATAGCACTTCTAACACAATATCGGAAATATGTCGGTTATGCGGAGGAAATGGAATTTTATGGAGTCGTTTAGAAAGGATAGAAAAAATACCTAAGATTAACGAAATCCTTATTATCGGCATTGATTTTTCGGAAAATGGAGATACCGGAGTCATAACTGTCGGCAGACAGACTAATGGAAAGGTCGATATCATAAATGTTTTTCAAGGTAAAGATGCTGAAGAACTTTATTCTAAACTTGTAAAGGAGAAATAAAATGAAGTGTTTTTATCATGCCGATGCTGACGGCAAATGTGCAGGTTTTTGGGTAGCGCTCAATGTGGGTATCAACGACAATTACGTTCCTGAAATGCATGAAATCAATTACAATATACCGTTTCCTATGAATTCGATCCTTCCAAACGAGCAGGTTTACATTGTTGACTTCTCTATATCCCCTGAGGAGATGACTCAGCTTTTAGCTATAACCAAAGATGTGACGTGGATAGATCATCACAAAACCGCCATCGAAAAATACAAAGACTTCCCACACGAGATAAGAGGGGTCAGAATTGATGGTGTGGCCGCTTGTATGCTTACTTACTGCTATATCCACCATATGACATCGCGCGGCGAAGGCGAAATAAAGCCTTTTGACCCATCTATGATGAAAGATGCACCATATTTTACAAAACTGATTGCAGATTGGGATGTCTGGAAGTTTGAATATGGCGATGATACACGCTATTTTCACACAGCATTTGAATCGTATGATTTTCATCCGAATAGCGATTCATGGAACATGTTTTTTACACACAACGACGATCAAATTGAAGATGGTGGATTAATCGAGCAAGGTAAAATCATGACTCGTTACCGTGATCAATGGGCGAAGACCTATTGTGAATCGAGGGGTTTTGAAACAATCTTTGAAGGCTATAAAGCATTTGCTTTAAACCTTGGTTTATGCAATAGCGAATATTTCAAAAGCGTCGATAATGGGACTTATGATCTATTAATACCATTTTCATTCGATGGTGACGAATGGATTATCAGCCTTTATTCAAGAAATATCGACGTCTCTGAAATCGCAAAAAAATACGGTGGCGGTGGTCATAAAGGGGCCGCCGGTTTTCATTGTAAGGAATTACCTTTTAGAAAGTATATTGGAGGGAAAGTATAATGAATTTTAAAGTAATTGCTACCGATGAAGAGTCTAGTATTAGCTCTTGGGCGGAGAAAGAAGTTGAAATCGCCTGCAAACACGAACGTGGTAATATTCCAGACGGCGAATGGGACTATGGCTGCGCCTGCTATGAGAGTGCTTTGAAAGCTTATAAAAGTCTTATGGAAGATGGGCATAGCGGTTTCAGCATTGGACTGACTAAACAAATTCTAAACCGCCTGATCGATGGTAAGCCGCTAACTACTATCGAGGATACGGATGATGTTTGGAATGATATTTCAGAGTACCTACCCGAAGAAGGTCGTCGAAGTTACCAATGCAAACGCATGAGTTCCTTGTTCAAGTATGTCTACGATGATGGAACTGTAAAATACAAAGACGTCGATAGATACTATTGTGTAAATATTGATAATACAGAAGTAACTTATTATAGTAGTTTGGTTCAGAGAATTATTGATGAAATGTTCCCAATCACTATGCCGTATTTTCCCGGGAAACCAATTAAGGTTTACTGCGAAGACTTCTTGACCGACCGAAAAAATGGTAACTTCGATACAGTTGGTATATTCTACGCAATTAAACCAGATGGCGAAAAAGTAGAAATCAATCGTTTCTTCAAAGAGTCCAAAGATGGTTGGAAAGAGATTGATAAGGCTGAGTATATCAAAAGAAAAGGAGAGCAAATATCATGATTCTAATTGAAAAAACAGACGTCATGGGTTTTGAGCAGGCTATTCGTGGGATGAGAAATCCTATGAATAGCTGGGATAAATCCGATAGTGGAATTTGTAAGGGCGGCGATGATGGAATTGGTTGTGTTAACTGTGCGGCATATGACTGCGGGCATACATACGACCACTCTTTTCAGATTGGTAAGAATGATTATGAGCTGATGATGAAACTTGTTAAGGGTGGTCCGGTTCATGCCAAGTTCCGCAGAATGATTACTGTCTACGTTGATATTACTGCGCCTCTATATTGGTGGAAAGAGTTCGATACATATAAAGTTGGTACTGTTGCTAACTCCTGCTCTACCATGCATAAAATTCATGCTAAAGAGTTTACAATCGACGATTTCTCGCACGAAGCTCTAACTGATAAGAGTTTCGAGTTACTTTTAAATATCATCGATGTTCTAAACGACAATCGAGATGCTTTTAACACATGGAATGAAGATTATATGCATTCTAAAAAGAGATATTGGTATAACATGATCCAGCTCCTCCCCTCCTCTTACAACCAGAAGCGTACCGTCATGCTGAATTATGAAGTGCTGGCTAATATCTATCAATACCGTAAAAACCATAAGCTTGACGAGTGGAAAGAATTTTGCAAATGGATTGAGGGGCTTCCGTGGAGCGAAATTATTACATGCAATGTATCTGAGGAGGAAATTTAATTATGACAATTAATGAATATCAAGTAGCTGCTTTGCGAACCGCTAATCCGGCTCTTACGCAGATAGAGCAGCTTCAAAACGGAGTAATGGGTCTGAATGGCGAAGCCGGTGAATGCATTGACCTGATTAAGAAGCATCTTTTTCAAGGTCATGCTCTTAATGAAGAACATATTGCAAAGGAACTTGGAGATATCGCCTGGTATCTTGCTATTAGTGCGGATGCAATCGGCTATGACTTGGAAACCATTTTTCAAATGAACATCAATAAACTCAAAGATCGTTATCCGGACGGATTTGATTCCGAGCTTAGCATCAACAGAAAAACAGATGATATTTAAAGGAGGATAAAAATGTGGAAGCAGGAACTACTGAAAAATAAGTTATATGCTCTCTTGCTTGTTATAATTGGTGCTCTGAGTATTTTCATTGAATACGACGGCACCTTTTTTATATTTGCTTTGATGATTGGGCTTCCGTTGTTCTTTGCTAAGGAGAACTGGATTATGTAAGGAGGTGTCCGTCATGCGAATAGCAGGAACACTATCTTGTTCCCTTGTCAACGGCAACGGTGTCCGTTATGTAATATTTTGTCAAGGGTGTGCACATCATTGTATTGGTTGTCAAAACCCGGAAACCTGGGATTTTAACGGAGGTGAAGAAATCACTCCGGAAAATCTTGCCGAAGACATCAGAAAACATAAGCATATCGACGGAGTCACTTTATCAGGGGGAGATCCATTCTATCAACAAGAGGAATGTGTCTCCCTCTTGAAACTTCTGCCCGAGCATTTGGATGTATGGATTTACACGGGATTTGATTATGAGGAAATTAAAAATACTAAGCTTGCGCAGATGGCTGATTATATCGTCGATGGAAAATTTGAACAGAATAAATTAGTCACTGGAAAAATGTATGGAAGCAGTAATCAAAGAATTATTAAAGTGAAGGAGGATAGTTAGGACTTTAAGTCATTAATAATTTATATTTCAAGAAAGGAAAGTTGACTTTATGATAAATGATGAACACATTTTGAATTATACAGATTTGGTTGATAACTATATTAGTCTTAATGATTGGCGTGTAAAAGAGAACTCCACTGTTACCTACTCTGTCGGAGGTCTTATTCTCTCTAATTCAGGCGCAGTAACCGCAAACTATTGGTTATCAAATGTTTATGACCGCGAGATTGCCGACGCACATCGAAGTGCCGCAATACATTTGCATGACTTATCAATGCTGACCGGATATTGCGCCGGTTGGAGCTTGAAGCAACTTATTCAGGAAGGGCTTGGCGGAGTAGCCGGAAAAATTACTTCTACTCCCGCAAGTCATCTTTCAACGCTTTGTAACCAGATGGTTAATTTCATCGGAATTATGCAGAATGAATGGGCCGGAGCTCAGGCTTTTTCATCTTTTGACACCTATTTAGCTCCTTTCGTAAAGGAAGACAATCTGTCACAGAAAGAAATTAAACAATGTATACAGTCATTTGTATTCGGATTGAATACTCCTTCCCGTTGGGGTACGCAGGCTCCGTTTTGTAATATTACTCTTGACTGGACTGTTCCCGATGATTTGGCTAATCTCCCGGCTATCGTCGGCGGAAAAGAAATGGACTTCACTTACGGCGATTGTCAAAAGGAAATGGATATGGTTAATAAAGCCTTTATTGAAATTATGATTGAAGGCGACGCCAACGGACGCGGGTTCCAATATCCTATTCCAACCTATTCTATTACAAAAGATTTCAACTGGGGTGAGACGGAAAACAATAAACTTCTGTTTGAAATGACAGCAAAGTACGGTACTCCATATTTCTCTAATTATATTAATTCGGACATGAAGCCGAGCGACGTACGTTCCATGTGCTGTCGGCTTAGACTTGACCTGAGAGAGCTTCGTAAGAAATCTGGAGGATATTTTGGTTCCGGTGAGTCCACTGGTTCAGTTGGAGTAGTGACAATTAATCTTCCGAGAATTGCTTATCTGGCTACGGACGAACAAGATTTTTATGTTAAGCTGGACAAATTGATGGATATTTCTGCTCGTTCTCTTAAGGTTAAACGGACATTTATTACTAAGCTTTTGAATGCAGGGCTATATCCATATACTAAGCGATATTTGGGAACATTTGATAACCATTTCTCCACCATTGGTCTTGTTGGTATGAACGAAGCGGGGCTTAATGCTAAATGGCTGCGTAAAGATTTGTCAGCTCCTGAGGTGCAGCAGTTTGCTAAGGATGTCCTGAATCACATGAGAGAGCGCCTAAGCGATTACCAGGAGCTTTATGGTGATCTTTACAATCTGGAAGCTACACCTGCCGAGTCTACAGCATACCGCTTTGCTAAGCATGACAAGAAGTTATATCCAGACATAATCACTGCGAATGAAAATGGGACTCCATATTACACTAATTCGAGCCATTTGCCTGTAGGTTATACTGATGATATTTTTGAGGCTCTTGATATTCAGGATGAACTTCAAACGATGTATACGTCCGGAACCGTATTTCATGCTTTTCTTGGTGAGAAGCTTACTGATTGGAAATCGGCTGCTAATCTGGTTCGTAAAATTGCCGAAAACTACAAGCTGCCTTACTACACTCTCTCCCCCACTTATTCTATTTGTAAGAACCATGGATATTTAGCCGGAGAAGTAAAGTCTTGTCCGATTTGTGGTGAGGGCACTGAAATATACAGTCGCATCACCGGCTACTATCGCCCTGTACAGAATTGGAATGACGGAAAGGCGCAGGAGTTTAAAGACCGTCGTACGTACAATGTTAATAAAACTCAAAAAGAGTTAATTCTCATCACTACCAATACTTGCCCTAATTGTAAACAGGCCGAGAAAATTTTAAAAGAAGCTAATATAGCTTTTAAAAAAGTATTGGCTGAGGATAATGCGGAGCTTGTAAACAAACTTGGTATTATACAGGCGCCCACACTTGTAAAAGGTGACGAAAAGTATTCCGGTCTTAGCAAGATTTATAAATTTATTTTGGGAGAGATGTAAGATGAATGATAGAGATTTGAGAAAGAATTCAGAAGGATATTCTGATCCAACCGTATATGAAGCTATTAAAAATATTGACAAGGAGGATGAGAGGTTTCACAAACTTCTACATACGATTTTTAATATTTGTGAGCTTTCAGGTTTCCGAATTGAAGGTCGTATAGTTTTGATTAACGAAGTGACTGGAAAAGTTTATCGTTAACCAAAAGACTAAATTTATCAGAAAGGAATTATATCATGGAAAGTAAAGAAGTCACATTTGAAGTAATTAAAGATATCTATTGGGATAATTGGGGACATTTAAGTAAGGTTTTTAAAAAAGGAGATATTTGTAAAGGCATTCAATATTCAACAGGCGTTGTGGTAGCTGAAAGTCCTTACTATGAAGGTGTTTCTGATATAGTAGATTTGGAACATATCAATATAATAAAAGATTAGGAGGAAGCTATGAGTAGAGGAACTAAAAAGCGTAGTACGTTTGGTATACTTCTAGATTTTATTCTAGTTCTGTTAACCGGTGGACTATGGTTCATCTGGATACTGATTAGGTATTTGAGAAACAACAGTTAATTACTTGGTGACATAGATTTGTTATTAAGTAGAAAGGGTTAGCTTAAGAAACTAGCCCTTTTTATTTTACTTTTATGATGCGTAAAAGCTTTTACAAAAAATGAGAGGTGATAAAGTTGAGACAAAAGAAAATAACTTGGTCCAATATTTACAAAGAATTTCGTGAAAGATTCCCTAATCATGCTAAGAAAGCAATACATTATGAACCGAATGATTTTATGAAAATTGTTATTTTCATGTCTGACGGAACAAAAATGATTTACGATTATTTAAATAAACAGTTAAAGTTTTCAAAAACGTGACCATTTTGGTGAATTTTTTAAGACTTGTACGGACATTTTTTAAGAAAAAAGTGGCCATTTGCCCACTTTCTGCCCACTTTTAAAAACAAAAATGGGCTTGGTGAAACCCAGTATTCATGCGGGTTTGAGGGCTTTCTGCCCACTTTCCCACTTTTTTCACTTATTAATTGTGATAAAAAGTTTAATAAATATATATAATTAACGCAAAAAAGTGGGCTTTTGGCCACAAGCTTAAAAAAAGCGATTATTTTACAAGGACCTCCATATTATCACAAATCCTACTAAGAGTCTTAAATAATTGAGTCTTATTTTATTTGGCTATTTTAGCTTCGCGAAAAAAACATGCTCTTTTATGAAGAGAAAGGGTTATAACGCGACCGGCGTTACTTTCTCTTTTGTGTTTGCTCATTTTTAAAAAAAAAAATGAAAGGAGGCCTGCTTATGGCAAGATGTTCTAAATTGGAAAGTGGTTTTCAAGATCGACTTGTTGAAAATCTTAAAGACTTATTTCCAGGATGTATGGTTTTTAAAATGGATCAA